CTGCACGTCACCCAAGATTGACTGCAAGGCAATGTGCTGCACCTCAAACTCACCGCCAACCTGAATGACGGACTTCAGAAGCCTCTCCATGCCATACAAGCCGACGTAGCCTGCAAACTGCTGTTGCAGTTGACCCATCATCTTGTTCGCGTGGGTAACCTTGTCAAGCACACGGTTGAAGGAGTTCACCATGTCGGCATTGACTCTGTTCATCTCCCTTGCGGCTTCTGTCGCACGCCTTGTCGCGTCGGCATTCTTGCGCTTGGCATCTGCATCGTTAAGTTCTGCCTGTCGGCCTCTTGCCAAGGTCTCGTTATAGCGACGCTGGATGACTTCAAGTTCTTCCGTGATCCTGTCTCGCGTGTACGTCGGGGTAGAGATTGTGCCACTGCTCAGAGCCACCTCTTCAGCCTTCACTTTTTTCATCAGTGCCTCAACGTCTGCAAGTTTCTGCGCAAGCGCACGGTACTCTGCCGTCTGGTTCCTGATGACGGCAATCTTCTGCTGACTCTCGACATCAAGTTTCACCTTGTTCAGAGCCTTATAGGAAGACTCGTTTTGGTCAAGGTTCTTTTGCAGTTCCTTTCGCTGGGCAATCTCCTTGTTAATCTGATCGACAACCTCCTGACTGACGGTTTCGTCCTCGTCCTGCTTGGCATGAGCGGCCTCACGCTCCTGTCTGTGAGCCTGCATCTCCTGACGCTCACGGAGAATCTGGTTGATCTTCTCCTCACGGGCAAACTCCTCCTGATAGACGGCAGCACTCTCCCTGGCACGGTCACGCCAGTAACTCTCGTTCGCCATATCACGGAACTCGGTGCTGTCGGCTGTCTGCTTGGCTCGCACGTCGGCCATTTCTTTCTCTGCCTTGATCTGCTCCTTCATTTCGCGGATGAGTTGAGCCTGCCGGCTCTCGCCTGAGTTCATCTTCTCCCACTGGGTGTTGAACTTCTCAAGGTCTGACAGGGCTTTCTCGTACATCTTATCGTTGACGTTGGCAACGTTCATCGCCTCCTTGGAATACCTCTCTGCCTGCGTCGTGGCAAGTTTCATGCCCTCCACAAGTTCAAAAATAGAAATAATATCCTTCTCCCCGAAAGCAGACGGTTTTTTCTTCATCTGCTCATACAGGGTGGTGAAGGTGTCACGCATCTCAACCAGTTTGTCCTTCATCTTGCCGAGTTCTTCCGCACTCTTACCGCTTGCACGGTTCTGCGCCACTCCGACATGATCGATTGTTACGGACAACTTGTCAAATACCTGCTCCAGCTCTGCGGCATTCTTATAGACATCCTTCCACATGCTGTCGCCAATGAAGTTGGCCGTTGCAGCATCAAGAGCCTTCCCCAGTTTGTCTGCCTTGTCAATATACTGATCAAGAACCTTTGAAAGATTGTCCCTGACACCAAGTTCAAACCAGAGTTTATCTGCTTCTGCCATATTATTTCGTTTTTATGAATGTTCTACTTATACTTTTTGTTGCAGGAAATCATTCAGGTCAACCGTCTGACCTACGAAACTCCTGCCGTTTCGCTTCTTCTCCCATGCAGACGACAAGGCATCGAGTTCGTCAACCTCGCTCTTGCTCGCCATCATCGAGCCTTTCTTCTTGGTCTTGCCGTAGTCGATAACGGGCTGGTCTGCCACCATGAGGTCTATCTGTGCAGAGGTGTAGCCAAACCTGTAGCCGTATTCCATGATACCAAGGAAAGGTTCAAACAGAAAGGGGAACTTCTCTGCTAAGGAGTGACGGGCACCCCAGTTGGTACGGCTGGGCCAGACTCGTGTCGCGCCATCATCATCATCGTGTCCATTGCCTCGATCATCAATATGATACTCAGCCCTAATGCCTCTGACCGCTCTCGAATTTTTTTTTTACTCGCATCAATCACGGCCATCTGGAATGCGGTACAGCGGTCACGCCTCACATACCACAGCCACCGCCAGTATATCCGGTACCAGAGCCACCCAAGAATCCACGTCAGAAAACCACTCTTCCTGTCAAGCCTTACGAGCGAGTACCATTGCACCAGACGCTTCTCTGAATCTCCATTACGCTTCGTCATAAGGTGGGAGATACGGGATTCGGTGTCCTTGTGCAGCCATCTGATATGTGTCTTCCGATTGCCGATCCGCACCTCTTCCGCTTCTGCGTGAATGAGGTCGCTCAACATCTTCTGAGCATCTATACTGGGTTGTTTTACTTCTGCCATTCTTTTATTTCTTCTTTTTTCTGCCACTTCTGAAAAGAAAAAAGTGGCGAAGCGGAATTGCCCGCCCGCCACTCGGTTCTTAGTTCTTCACTTCGGAGAGTTATGCGCTCTTCTTGAGGAAGAGCACATCCGGGTTGGTGCCGTCGCTCTCGATCGTGCCGTTGAAGTCAATGGCCACAACACCCTTCGCGTCGGAGTCCATCACCATAGAGGCATACAGGGCCGTGTTGTTCAGGATGAGCAACTGGTCGCCAGCGTCATTCAGGATAGCCCATGTGCCAGTGATCTTCTTGTTCTTCAGCACAACACCGTCACCTGCGAATGTCTGAGAGCCGTAGGTCACGCTCTTGGAGGTAACGGCATCGTTGCCGAAGGCGAGTTTCAGAATGTCGGTGTGCTTGGTGGGCACGCGGAAACTTACGGTGATGTCACCTGCCTCCGAACTTGATACCCAGTCACCTGCAAGGCCGATGACCTTGTAGTGCTCGATGTCAGGCTCACCTTGCTCAAATTCGATACTGTCAACCTTCACGGGTACGTCGTACTCGGGGTCGAGAACCAACTCGTTGCCGCTCAGTGCTGTACTCTGGTACAGAAGTGAGGAAGGGCCGTTGAATACGTCCTTCAACTGTGCTTTTGTCTTTACTGCCATAGTCGTTGAATTTAATTTGTTAATATTTTTTGCTAATCTCTTTGCCATACTCTCAAACCATTGTTGTCATCTTTGCCTGAATACGGGTGTAGTGATAGCCGTTGCCGTCGCTTGATGCGGGGATGACCGTCCTTGGGCGTACGATTTTGAACTTCTCAGGAACAACGATAGGGAATAACTCGAAGAGTTTCCCCCTTAGTTCCTTCATCTTCACGGAATCAAACTCCTTCGGATTTTGGTTCGACTTCCTGTCGGCAACGAATATCTCAAAGACTACGGTGAGGTCAATCCACCAGTCATCATTCTCGCCCAGCGTCCTGTTCACGGTGGAATAGGGCAGGGAAGAGACGATAAACGCGGACAGCTTGGCATCGGTTGCATTAGGACGCTCCTGTAGGAAAGTCCTGCCACATACCTTCTTGACCTCTTGATCCATTGTCTCAAGTATATCCTCTGGAGTTATCATATCCGTTAAAATTGAAGGTCTGATATATTGCCGCCCATTGCAGCGAGTTCGTCACGTAGTTGGCTCAGCACATTCACCTTGCCTTTGGCTTCGAGGTATTTGGCATAGTCCACGATGGAAACAATGCGATAGGAAAACCCCTTTTTTCTTGGTGCGTTTCGGTTAAGCCATTTCAGAACTTCTACGTCGGCCCAGATGTTCTTATTTCCTACCCAGTCTGTTTTTGGAAGAGGATTAAGAAGTATGTTGCCGTTGTAGGTGAAAGGCTCTGCGAACACGTCACCGTTCTTCAAGGTGGCACGTACAGGACGCTTGCCGGTTATCTCAATGCTGCCATGAGCCTCAAGACACTTGCCATCCTTATACAGAGCAACACCAAGAGAATTGACAAGGTTACCTGTCAGTGAACGGAATCCGCTCAACTCCTGAAAGGCCATCTGCAGAAGGCTGTCGAGGCTTTCACGAAGTCTTGCCTCTGCCTTTGCCTCGGAGCGTTTCTTCACGTTGTCGAAAACGTGCTTGATCTGCATCTTTCTTGCCATCACTCTTCCTCGTTTAGATTCCTGTTGTGCTCACCGTAGATAACCGTGCGGTTATTGTCAGGCTCGAAGTCCTTGACTTCCCATTCCTCGGTGATACTACCCTTGACTACACGTAAGATGTCACCAGACATCGGGACCTTATCGGCTTCCCATTCGTCGAAGCGCACAGGTATGGATGCCTTGCGCTTGTTGGTGTCAACCTTTCTGTCGCCAGTCGTGGTGGTGTCTGTATAACTTCTTCCTTTGCCCTCATAGATAACCATCTCAGTAGGCTCTCCACTGGAAAACCTTTCTGGATAGACCATGCGCACAATGCGGATGGCATGCGGGTATCGGGGATTATCGACAACAACCTTCCTCATAGTGGCTTCCTCGGTAATGGGTTTCCGTCCATATCACGGTAGGCTGGCATGATACCAGCAGAACGCATACGGATCTTCTTCTTGCCAAAGACACTCTCAGGCTCAAGTTCGGCATAGATGCCGTTCGCCTCATCCATCAACAGTTTCTTGTCATCTTTCGACAGCGTGTAGCCACCGTCCGAATGACTCCATCCATTGTCGGAATCAGAGGTGTTGTTGACTTTCCCAGCGCCAAGCACGATCCATTTCAGCAGGTCTGCCTTCATCAGACGAAGGGTGTCTTTGTCTGCCGAATCGGCATCATCGCCAACGTCATAGTTACGCTCATGGGCGACATGCTCCACCGCTGAGTCAGGAACGGCGAAGTTCACACAGCCGAAGAGGTAGTCCCCGACTGTGCGAATCTTCTGGTTATCACCGCTTGTTATCATTGCCAAGATGATTAATGGTTACGAGAGTCTTTTCAACCGCCCTCTGCGGGGTCTGTCTCGTCGGAGGACGTACCGTTTTCGTCGGTGTTGTCTTCCGTCTCAGCCTCGATGGTAAAGGGCAGTTTCACGTCAATCTTCAAACCAGTGCTCGTCTCGCCGTTTTCGGCAGTCAGTGTGATGTTCGTAGGAACGGTGAACACCTGAAGTTTCTTTCCGTCAGGATAGAGACTGTTCCTTACGTCGGCACGTATTTCGAGGTTAAGAACGCCTGCGGGAAGTCCGTGGTTGTTGAATACCACGCGCACATCTCCCTCAACGTCGCTTACACCGCGCTTCGTACCGTCCACCTGTCCAGCCTCGAACTTCTTCTGTCCGCTCGTGAAGAACGTCAGAAGAAAGTCGAAGTCAGGAAAGCCGACTGCGTTTCCCTCCGCATCGGTAAGATGCAGGAGAACGTCGAAGTCCGACTTGTAGTTCACTTGTTTTGAAAAGTCCATAGCAAGCCGTTTATGCGGTTACTGTTGAGACGAACATCCACTGCGGCAGACTCGGTACGCAGATCTGGGCAAACTCACCCTCGATATATACGGAGTGGGTCTTCGGATTAGCACGCTGGGTCAGCAGCAGACGGCCACCATTGTAGTAAGCCACCTTGTCAGGCTCGTAGCCGATGGAGAGAGGTTGCACGCCCTGAATGTCACCGATCTTGCCCGTCGGGATGAAGGCAACGTTCTTCGCATTGAAGTTGTCAATGCGGGTGGTGATCAGGTCGGGGTCGCCGTTGGCATCCGTACCGGGTGCCTCCACGAAGGCGTAGGTGTCACGTACCACGAACTCCTCAACGCCAACCATCTTGCGGATGATCTCCTTGAAGGCTTCATCGTCGGCATTGTTCTCAAGGAATGTCAGACGAACACTGTCACTCTCGATGGTCGGGTACAGACGGGCTGCAATGCGGCTCAGTACCTTGCTGTGAGTGATCATGTCGTCATACAGGTCCTTCGACATCTCCATCTTGATAGCACCCTGATAGTGCTTCTCGCGACGGATCCACTTCACGCGATCCTTCAGATACTTGATAGGATCAGAAGCCGAACCCTCCGTTGTGTGGTCTGCGTTAGTCCACCAGCGGGCAGTACTCGTCAGCGTGTCGTAGTGGTCGGAAGCGATGCCAAAGTCAATGTCGATACCCTGCAAGCCACGAGGGTTGTTCACGCTCGTCAGGGCAAAGTGACCTGTTGACACCACCTGATTACGGATGTGCGTCAGAGCGTTGTTGAACATCTGGATAAGACCATCCGTACCCTCATCGTTCAGGCCCATGAAGATGTCTTCCATTTCTGGAGTCAGCGCAACATTGCCGTAACGCTGAATCAACTGGAGTTGTTCGTTGATGATCGTGCGGTTGAATCTGTAGTAACGCTTGGCAGTCGGGATGTTTCCCGTCTTGCCGCTCAGTTCACGGAGTGCTGCCTCATAGCCGGGTGACTCGGGGTCAACCCATGTGGGCAGGGCCGTCGCGCCCGTACTGGCAATCAGTTGGGCGAAGGTGTAGTTCAATGTCGTGGGGGCGAACTCGAAGCCGTCAACCTCAAAGGTGTCGTACTTCTCCAGATAGTGGTCAACCCAACTCTGCCAGTCAAGCCCGCCAAGGCCATTGTCAAACACCGAAAACATTCCTACTGGATTGATATTCATAATGTTTCCTTCTTTTAATTGTTAAACACTTGCCTGTGCCTTACGACACAAACTTAATCTCACTCAGGGCGGGGATGCCCTTCACCTTCGCAAGCACGGCTGGATTCACCATGTAACTGTAGTACTCGCCAGCATAGATCACGGTGGCCGTGCCTACGGTCTCACCGTTCTCGATGTCGATGTCATACAGGGTGGCACCGTTGATGCCGAGGGTTGAAACGTCTTCTGCACCAGTAATCGCCGATGCGGGGTAGCAAGTCACTTTCTTACCACCATTGGCTCCAAGGTCTTCCCACTTGCAGAACGTGCCTGCTGGAATCTTGCCGACTCCATTAGTCAGCCAGGCATTGAGGTTGGCCACGACACCGCCTGCGGGGAACTGGTCCTTCACCTCACGCCACACCTTGCGGGAATGACCCGCCTTTACGGTCTGGCTACCGAATGTATTACCCATTCTTCCCATAGTCGAAATCTGTTTTTTGTTAATGAAAAATGTTATCCTTACTCACAATCTCAACTGCTGCGCTTCGTCACGATTTATCCGCATTTAAGGACTCGCCTCGCTTCTGCGCTCGTCTCACAGTCTATTTTTTCCA